GCTGACCGAAGCCGCCAAGACACAGCTTGCTGCCTTCAATAGTTTAAAAGATACGCTTGATCCGGTTAGCGTAGCCACAAGGGAATATGGCGATAACGTTACCACATTGAGCAAGGCTCTATCTGACGGCACTATCACATTGTCACAATATAACCAGATGTTGGCGACCTTGCAGCAAACAACCGAGGAAGCCCGAGACCCATTCGCGGCACAGATAAAATCGCTCAAACGCCAGATGGATTTAGCGCAACTTGTCGGTGACTACCGTGAGGCGGATAAAAAGACCATTGAGGCCATTCTTGGCCTTCAGGACAAAGGCATTGCCGTTAGTGAGAGCCAAATTAAACAACTGGCCGAGGCTCATCGGCAATTACAGGATATTGAGAAATTGCAATCCTCCGGCTTGCAGGGTTGGATTAATTCTGTTGGCTCAATGCGTGATAATCTGCTGGATTTGACGAGAGATTTTGCCAGCGAACTGTCAAAATCCATTGTCAGTGCCTTCACTGATGGCAAGAGTGCCATGGAAAATTTCTTTAAAAACATGGCGACAAAATTGCTTGAAATAAGCGTTAATCAGGTATTGAAGAACATGTTTGAAGGCATTGTGCCGCAAGCCAATACAAGTGCTTCCAAGGGCGGGTTTTTTAATAAACTGTTTGGCAACATTGCTGGTGTCAAACCAAGTGATAATGACTTGAGCCACATCCAGTCCCTCACTACTCAAACCATGCCCGTGACAGCGGCACAGGTGGTCATCAATGGTTCTGTTGCCGCCCTCAATGCAACCCCGCCTTTGGGCGGCTCTACACTATCCACTGGCTCTATTGCTGCTGTTGCCCCGCAAACGACACGCATTCATGAAGATTTGGCAGCGGCCAGTACCGCCATTCAGTCAACTGTTGCGAGTAGCGCGGCGGCTGCGGTTGATAACGCCACCAAGTTTCTTAATATGCACGAGGTCAAGAACGGCTCCGCCCTAAACGCCTTCATGCGCTCTAACGGAGTGAATATCAATGCGGCGCAAACCGCATGGTGTGCAGGTTTTGTCAATGCCAATTTAGAGGCAATGGGGTTAAAAGGCTCCGGCTCCTTGGTTGCTAATTCCTTCTTGGGGTGGGGCATGCCGGTTGATGCTGCTCAAGCCATAAAGGGAGATGTTCTTGTCAAGCATCGTGGTAAGGGGTTTAATAACCCCGGTGGGCATGTCGGCATGTTTACTGGTCAAACCCAGATGGGTGATAGAGGCTTGATGCTGGAAATGCTCTCCGGCAATCAAGGCAATAAGGTATCAAAGACGTGGGAGATGGCAGAAGGGCTTTCCATCCGGCGCGGCTTTGAGCAGCAGATGTCTCAAGCAAACCAACAAATCACCCAAGCCCAACAAAAGATGCAGGAGTTGGGACAGACTATGCAAGGAGCAGGTCAGAACAGCCAAACCTTAGGTCAAAACATCAATCAAGCAGGACTTGCTGCTGCCCAAGCCGGAACCAGCACCCAGACCAGTTCACAAGCCTTTTCTCAAGCCGGACAATCCGTCCAAACCGCTGGCAACCAGTTTGATCAGGCAAGCACCTTGGTACAACAAGCCGGAGCAAAAGTGCAACAGGCAGGTCAAGCCGTTGCCGCCAGTAATCCAAGCCTTACCTCTCTCACCCAAGGTATTAACAATGTCGGCAATAATGCCGCACAAGCTGCCCAACCTTTAGATGGTTTAGGCAATATGCTGGTTTCGCTTATCCAGCAACTTATGGGTGCCGCAGGAGGTGGCGGCGGAGGCGGTTTATTCAGCTTGCTTGGGGCATTTTTCCATAGTGGTGGCAAAGTCGGTTCCCATACTGATATAAGACCCGTTAGTCTCAGCTCTTTGCCACGTTTTCATAAGGGCAGCAGCTTGAAAGGCGATGAGTTCCTAAGTGTCCTGCAAAAAGGCGAGAGGGTGCTGACTGAACGGCAGGAAGGACAAACGCTGGGGCTGATAAAAGGCTTGGCAAATTCTGCGGTCAATAATGTATCCAATGTCTTTGCCCCGCAAATGTCCATCAAAGTGGAGGGCGGTTCAAAAGGTGAGGAGGCGGATCAGAAACTCGCTGCGAGGCTTTCCCATGAGCTTGATTTGATGCTGAAAGCCAAAATGACTGAATTTGCGCAAGAACATATGCGCAATGGTGGGTTATTGAACCAAGGAAAATTCGCATGAGTCATCCCTTCTTTCCGCAACCGAGCAATGACGTCACCAATGTCTCCCCCGGCTCCTCTATTACTTTCAAGCCAAGGGTAAATAGGGCGGATTTTGGTGATGGTTACACCCAACGTTCCGGTGACGGGCTGAATGCCAATCCTGCCACGCTTTCCGCCAATTTCGATAACCTCCTTCTCAGTGAAGCTGAAACCATTATGACATTCTTGGAAAGCCGTAAGGGCTACCTACCATTCTTATTTTTGGTGCCGGGGGAGACAAAACATCGTCAATTTATCTGCACCGAATGGCGCAAGGATTTATCAGGTGCCAAACATTGCTCCGTCTCGGCCAATTTTGAAGAGAGTTTTGACCCATGACGATAGCAGCGGCGGCGCAAAGCCTTACCCCCGGCGACAAGGTTAATCTCTACACGCTTGATCTTAATCCTGTCGGCGTACAAATGATTTTGCATTTCACCAACAATGTGCTGGAAGATGGCAGTCCGATACTCTTCAACCAAATCGAATACGCCCAAGTCGATGTTGAGACCAGTGGTTGGGAACAGACGGGAACTGGTCCGTTTCCACGCCCCAAGGTCAAGGTTGGCAACGTCTTTGATTTCCTCTCTGGGCTGCTTTACGCCTACAATGATCTGGTTGGAGCAAAATTCATCCGTCTTGTCACCTTTCGCCAGTTTCTGGATAATGGCGATAGTCCTGACCCAGAGGCCTATTTTCCGCCAGATATTTATGTCATTGAGCAAAAGACGGCAGCGACAAAATCTTACATAGAATTTACCCTCTCCGCCGCGGTTGATCAGCAGGGAATAACATTGCCAAGGCGTAAGATTTTTCGTGATACTTGCACACATTCCTACCGTCTTCCCAAACAGGGCGGAGGGTTTACTTATACAAAAGCCACTTGCCCCTATGCTGGCACCGCCTGTTTTGACAAAAATGGCAATGCCACCACGCCGGATAAAGACCAATGCGGTTACAGGCTTACCGACTGTAAATTGCGTTTCCCGACAGGTGCCTTGCCGACCCGTGCCTTCCCCGGTGTGGTTCGCACAAGCTTAAGATAAAGGTTATAAGCCATGTTTGATAAAACCGTGCATGATGCGTTTAAGTCCCACGCAATTTCTGTTTATCCGCAAGAGGCGTGTGGTTTTGTTGTCGGCGACGAAATGGATGGGGCTAAAATTGACGACAATTTTCGTGCAATCAATTGCAAATTTATGAATACCCAATATATACCCTGCACCAACATCGCCCAAATTCCTGAAACAACCTTTGAGATTGACCCTATAACTTATGTCACGGCACAAGAGCAGGGAACTTTGTTGGCAGTCCTCCATTCCCACATCAGCGTTAAGCGCGAGGATGGCACCTATGAAGAAGCGTCAGATTACCCCTCGGCTTTGGATATGAAGTCACAACAAGCTTCTGACGTGCCATGGGGCATTGGAGTTTGTCGTGAGGATTTCTGCACCGATCCCGCCTATTTTGGCGACATGCTGCCCATTCCTAATCTTATTGGCCGCCCCTTCCGCCATGGGGTAACAGACTGTTTCTCGCTGATACGCGACTGTTATCGTTTGGGCAAAGAGGGTATGGCCGAACAGGGTGTTCCAGACTGGCCTTATGACCCTTTCACATTAGAGGATATGCCCCGTGATTTTGAATGGTGGAAGCACGGCGAAAACCACTATATCGACAATTTTGTCCAACGTGGTTTCGCCGTCATATCTCAAGAGGAAGCCCGTGTCGGGGATGGGTTTCTAATGAGCATCTACTCACCCGTCCCCAATCATGGCGGTATTTATTTGGGCGATGGTTTGGGATTGCATCATCTCCAGTGGCAAGTGTCACGGCGTGAAAGCCTGCATTTATGGCAGCGCAAAATCACCCACTGGTTGCGTTATGTGGGAGGGGCAGATGCTGCGTAATGTTTATCTCTATGGTGAGGCGGGCAGATTATTCGGGCGCAAATTCCGCCTTGATGTCTCATCACTCGCCGAGGCCGTCCGTGCTTTGGGCGTTCTTGTCCCCGGCTTCAAGCAATATGTCACTACCCATCATTTCCAGTGTGTGCGGGGCAAATCACGCAAAAGCGGCTATGTACTGGATGAGGCACAAATCCCGTTCAATCTTGGATCATCCGACCTGCATATCACGCCGGTGATTGTTGGTGCTGGCGGCAAAGGGGCGGTCATCGGTAAAATCATTGCCGGTATTTTGCTCGCCGGCTTTGCCTTTTTCACCGCGCCCGCTTTAACCGCCACCATTGGCGGGACTTC